TCATTGCAGCGTGAGCCTGGCCGTTGCCCGGAGAACCCCCAGGAAACAATCCTTACCCTGCTGATTATAGTAGCGCGTTTCGAGTTCACAAGAACATTGTTTCCAGCCTTCCAGATCGACTTCATCCAGACACACCGGAATCGTGACGCTGTATTCCTGACCGGGTGCAAACTCCCGGTAGTTCAAGGGTCGCTGGAAGGTCATAGTGCCAATTTCCCTGTTCAGAACGCGCATTTTCCCCTGTTGCGTCCTCAACACCGTCACGAAAAAGAAATCGGACGTTTCGTCGTTGATTTCGTCCGGAATCCGGACAGGCTCGTTTCCTTCGTTGCGGAAGCGGACTGTGATTTTGCCTTCCGTGAATTGGGAAGTATCCGCAATGGAGAGGGTCAAGGGCGCCGGTTCCTCCGCAACAGCCATGCTGCGGGTTTCACCTTCGCTGACCGGAGGCATGAAACAGGGAGGCTCGATCGTTCCAGGTTTCGTGATAAACCTGGGCACATTGTTCCACCCCATCGCGTCGGCCAGACGAATGACATAGGCGGTTGCCTCGTTCAGGGCTTCCTGTCCGGCGCAATAGGGTCTGTCATTGGCATCATCCGGCAACGCCAGTACATAGGCTGATGTCTCCGTCCAAAGATCCAATGCCATTTCATTGGCAAGAGCCTGCATGAACTTCACGGCTTTATCCATGTTCGGTTCTTTGTCGCAGGAGATAGTCTGATTTTCAAGCATTTCCTGTATTTTGGAGTCCTTCCAGTAGAACTTGTAGGCATCCTCCCATTGACGGCGGTGGTGTTCTTCGTGGGCGAGGGAAGCCTGCGGCGTGTGCCATGTGCCCACTCTTCCGCGGGCCTGGTAGCCGTTCATTTCGTTGACCGCTTCGACGGCTTCTTCTTCATTGAGAGGGGGATCAACATAGGGATTCACGTAAATGCCTTCATACATAGTTAGCTTGGCTCCGGCAGAAACGGAAACAACACGACACCTCCATACGTTTTCCGATTCATCTTTGCAAACCGTTACGCAAATCTTAGGTCTCAAGCTACTTACATTGCAGTCACCATTCCCTTCCAAATAGACGGGTTCCGGTTTCTCAAATTCCAGTTCCACTTCCTTGGATGGCTCACAGGTGATAGTGGATTCCTTTTCAATCGTCCACAATTTGATTTTGGGGGACGACGAGAATTCGCGCTTCATCGTCGAGTTGCCTTCATACTTCCCTGCCTGAATGGGTTCCCTGTCCATCGTGACGTTGAACGCGGCAGCGTTGTTGCTGACGGGGGTGTAGGAGTTGTTGGTCCACGACAGGGCCACCTTGTAATAGCCAGCTTTCAGAAACCTGGAATCGGTTTCAATATTCAGCTTGCCGTTGGGCGGTGTCCCATCCTTTTTTATAGCTTGCTCACCGGCAATCGTCAGGCTGCCTGTGTCGTCGGCTTCTACGCCGAAATAATACAGGCCGTCTTCCTCGACCTTGATGAACATTTCCGGCGCTCCGGCGCAAGTGGCGTGTTCGCACGCCGAACCGTCAAAGTTGAACGTCATCGCGTCAACTCCGAGCGTCTTGCTGATAAGAGGCTCATTCCCTTGATAAATGCAGACGGGATTAACTGCCTTGTTGATTGGTATATAATTGTTCATTGCTATTGTTGTTTACTTTTTGGAAAGACTGAACCATCAGACTTCCGGTATTCTGGCGGCGTTCCCTGAACCCATCAACACGTTTAACGCGTAGTCCCCCCTCATTCGGAACGAAGAGGAACGACCTCCCCTCTAATTTTACGTGCTGCCGTGAACTTGCAAAAAAACTCCTGGTGCATTTTTATATCCTGATTCACGCCATTTTGGAACAAAGTTGCTCCATATAGATCTGACAACAGGCACGGGCGGCATTCCGCCGCACAATCATGATGCCTTAAAAAACAAGCATTCTCTCCTTCTCTGTCCGTTCCGCCAAAGAAAAAGGCTGTTTCCAGAGAGTCCTTCACTTAAAAACAAAGCATCTTTTCCAAAAACGAGATTGACACCCGCGGTTCTTTTCCCTAGTATCCGCGCACAGCATCAGCGGCGGGGTAGCCAAGTGGTAAGGCGACGGTCTGCAAAATCGTTATTCGCGGGTTCGATTCCCGCTCCCGCCTCCAAGATGTTGTCAAAGCCGGTTCAAGTCGCGTTCGTCTAGCGGTCCAGGACTCCCGCCTTTCACGCGGGCAACACGGGTTCGAGTCCCGTACGCGATGCCAATTTTCGTCAGCACACGACGGAATGGGTCTTGATTTTCCTACGTTTTGCGCAGTTTTGAGCGCACCTGAAAGCACCTGACAGAAAAAAGTACCCTGTACATGCGACTGTACATTGTCTAAGGACTGTACAGCACTATGGCAGGCATCATCAAACGCAACAATAAATGGGTGGCCGTCTTCCGGTCTCTGGACGGAAAAGAGCTGCGGAAAACCACCGGAATCGACGTGGTTCCCAGGGCGCTTCTCCCGGGAGCGAATAAAAAATCGGTCATGTCCCAGAATGAAGCGCGGGCGCGTCTCGTCGCCCAGGAGATGGAGAAGGAAGCCCGCTATGGGGTTTTTGACCTGGACAAGGTGAAGGCCATTGCCGGAGATCAAGCGGGCGTGCTGAAAGCCACCATGAACGGCATGACGGTGAGCCGGTTCCTGTTTGACTGGCTGGACGGACGGAAAAACAAGAAGCGGGCCTATGAGCGGGACGGCATGGCCGTCCGCCGGCTGCTGGCGTACCTCGGAGACCGACGGAATATGCCCCTGGCCGCCTTGAATAAAGGCATGGCTAAAGATTTTGTAGAAACTGAATTAGAGCGCGTTTCCGCAGGTACCGTCATCCGCTACGTGTCCACGCTTTCCACGGCGTTCAATGTCGCTGTAGACCGGGAGATCCTTTCCCGGAATCCGTTCCGGGGCGTCATGCCTTCCCGGTCGGACCACCAGGCGGAAAAGCAGCTGCGCGGCGCGTTCACGATGGAGGAAGTAAATACCATCATTGAATGCTTCCCGGACGAATGGCCGGATCTGGTGCGGGTGTGCCTCTACACCGGAGGCCAGCGCCTCGGAGACCTGGCGACGCTGAAATGGGAGCAGATTGACTTGAAGAACTCCTTCCTGTTCATGACCACGCAGAAGAGCCGGCGCCGCATGAACAAGCCGATCATCCAGCCCTTGAAAGAGGTGTTGGAAAGGCGTCTGCTCAACCGGGTGAACGATTACGTGTTCCCTTTGGCGGCACTTCGCCATGCCCATGCGGGCGGGCGTTCCGATAAGCTTTCCACGGAGTTCACCACACTCTTGAAAACGTACGGAATCATCCGCGAAATGCCCGGGGAAGTAAGAGGCGACCGTCACCGGCTTTCGGAAAAGAGCTTCCACAGCCTCCGGGCGACCGCCGTGACCGTCCTGCGCCTGGCCGGGGTGTCCCCGGATTTATGCCGCTTCATCGTCGGACACGATTCCGAAGAAATTGAACGGGTCTATTTCCGTCCGGATTCTGCGGACGTCCAGGCGGCCATGAGCAAGATCGCAGTCGGCGTGGCCCGTTAGCCTCCTTTCCTGCCCCGATCATGTTGTTGGCGTCAACAAGATGATCCGTCTGCGTTTTGCGGGAAACGGTAGCGGAACAGGGCGTCCATCGCGCGGGCCCGCTCGGATTTCGGGATGTTCGAGGGACGCGGGTTACCGAAGGTAACCATCCAGAAATCCGCGTATTTCTGCGGAGTCACGGCGATGCTGAACCAGTTCCAGGCCGTCCATTTCCCTTCCCGGTAAAAGGGCGTCCAGGGTTCATCAAGGCGGATCTGCTCGGCGGGGAAGTGATTCTGAACCGCCCGGCAGATGGTGAGGTCTTCCGGCGCGAGCGGAGGAAGGTCAGCCTGTTCCAGCTCCTTCGCCGCCAGTCTGGCCGCCCATCCTTTTATGGCGTAACACGGACCATAGGCGGAGCGTTCGGAAGGATGGCTGGGGACCTGGTAGCCTGAGGCATGAAACACCAGCCCGGTGTATCTCATGTCGCGAACCCAGTCCCCCGACAACAGGAGCGTGTCGGAGTCGATTTTGACAATAATGTCGTGGTCTCTCGCTCCACGGGCCAACGTGGAAATGATGCCCCGGACGCATTCCGGCCCGCGCAAGTTGCCGTTCCTTGGCCAGCTGGTTTGACAATACCGCGCCCCGGCTTCAACAAGGGCGGTTCTGGCGCGTTCGGCAATGGGGGCGGATTCATCGTCCACCACCGTGATGACGGCTTCCGGGAGGGCCGCCGCAGCGCACCGGACGCAGACGAGAGCTTCATCGGCGTCGCCGGCATAGGTGAATAGGTAAATTCTGATCATGATGTGTCTGGTTATGCTGGTCCGTAGGGGTAGAAGGTTCCTCCGAAGACCGGAATCTGAATCATGCCCAGGGCGTATTGCGTCACCTGGTCATCTTCGATGTCGGCAATCAGGAAGGAATAGTCGAAGTTGACGCCCGGTTTTTCTCCGGCAAGCCTGATTGGGTACACCGTCCCCGGAATGCCGGAGACGTCAACGCCCGTCAATTTGGCGTCCTGGTCAAAGTGGACGTTGAGCCATACTTCCCCGCTGGTTTGGGTGAGCTGCACCCACGAGGAACCGGAACTGCCCCCCTGCGGGTATTTGCCGAGCAGATTCCCGTTCAGGTAGAGCGCGCCGGGCTTGATTTGCGCCCCGGTGACGGCTCCCTCCGTATCTTTCTGTACCCGCACCTGGAAGCCGTATTCCGGCGCGGGCGTGGCTTCCCCGGTGGACTTGGTAATATGCTGGCTGATGGTGGGGGATTCCGGCTTGGGGTCAAAGGCGTATTCCGTCGATTCCGGCGCGCCCTGCATGTTTTCCAGCGTGGAGGATCTGCGTGATGTGGCATTCACGCGCTTCAATTCTACCCATTCTTCAATTCCCAGTTGTTCCGGCGCGCCGTAGGATAACGTAATGACGTTGGTCTGCAGGTCGCGGTTCACCGTCTGGATCATGGTGTTGATATTCTGCCATGCGGGGTTCCCTCCCAGCAGCGAGACGCGGCGGCCCATGTATTGCCGCGTTTGAGCATCCCCCAGCGCGACAAAGGAAATAGAGCCGTCCCAGGGCAATTCCTGCATGGATTCCCACACCGTTTTTGCAATGTCCCCATAGGGCACACCTTCCGACGGTTCCGGCGATTCCCCTTCTTCCGGCCCGTTGGAGGGCTGCTCCCCGTTGTAGATGCCGTCGATGGGGTAGCTCGCAAAGGGGCGGTCCATGGTGACCAGATCTACCGAGAATTCTTCCCAAAAGCAGGGCACACCCTGCAAGGTCCCCACATTCTTGAATTTCTCCCGCCACTTGGCAGGGGCGCTTTCCGGGATGGCGAGACGCTGCTTGATAGTGGCATTGCACCATTGCGGGCGGATGGATTTGGTATGAATTTGCCCGTCCGTCAGTTCATAGCCTGTGGCGGCGGTGTTGTAGCCTCGCGGCTTGTCTTCCTCCGTTCCGTCCCAGGGCTTCCCGGTGATGGTCGGATCCTGGTCATAGACGGCGATTGCTCCTACATCTTTCATCCACGGGAAATGATTTTTCCAGAAACTGTTGATCATGTCGTTCTGGTCAATCCTGGTCCCCGTCACTTTCATGCGCTGGTAAGACAGGCTGCCGGCCCTGGTGCCCTGCACCGGCTGCGGATCTTCTACCGGCTCCCCCGTAGAACTGTATTTGGAGTAGTAGAAGTCTACTGACGTTCGGTAAACAATGGAGTGCGGCAAGGTCGGGTCCCCGTCTTCCGGGTATTTGGACAGGTAGGAGACGCGGTAGCCGTTGCTGCCGGTCGTTTCCGCGACGATAGCCACGCAGGGCGGAACGAGGTCGCCCCGGGGGATCAGGGAGACGTCCATGGACTTGACCGTTTCCGTCGGCTGCAAGGGAAGCGCAATGGGCGTCAGGGCGTCATAGTCCGTGATGATGAGCTTGGGGCGCGCTCCGCTGTAGTCGTAGTACGAGACCATCCGGGGCGACCAGCGGCGGATGGATTGAAGGAGGCTGCCCAGCGTATCGCAGGAGGCGTTCCACGGAATCAGCATCTTGTCGTCGCTGATACGCAGCTCGTAGTCCGCCGGGTGGTGTTTGGCGAGGTTCAGCACCCGGGAGAGCGCGGAGGAAATGCTTATCTTCGGAATGATGCCGCCCCCTCCGCTGACTTTATTCCACATGGAGAAGACCGGCTTCCATTCGGAATCCAGCGCAAAGCAGTTGTCCAGCCAATACCAGGGATCGGAAAAGACGATTTTCCACGCACGGGATGAGCCGCTGTAGGCCTTTTCGATGCTGGAAACGAGGCCGGAAAGAATGGTGTTCCCGTTTTGGGAGATGGCGACAGTATCGAACTGTTGGAAGGGCAAGACCTCCCCCAGCGTTCGCACGGGATAAACCGCGGTGATGGTGGAGACGGAAAAGCTTTGCTGGTCGTGGGTCAGGCTCGACGGCTTGAGGGCCAGCAAGTCATTGATGGTGATGTCGTGGTTCCTGCTGCTTGTAAAATGGTTAGTGGTTTATTTCTTATCGGCGATCTTTTGGAGCAACGTCAGAACCTTTGCACACCAGAAACAGCCAAGGCAGGAGAAGGCCCCGGAAACCAAGTAAATAAAGCCTATTTCGGTTTGCTTTTCTTCTACATTGTTACAAAACAATATAAATCCAGCAATGAGGGCAATTATGCCTACAAAACGAAATATACCTTCAACTGTAATTTTTAGAGGTTCTTGTTCATCCCATTCTTGACTTTCTTTCCAAGAAGGATCTTTTTCTAAAATAGATTCTTTTTTTGACTCAATAAGATTCCCTTTAGGAACTTTTTCCTTTAATAGTCTTTCTTCTCTTCTTTTTTCTGACTTATCTAAAAGAATGTCAACAAATCTCTTCTTTGGTTGCCACTCCGTTTCTTTTTCTTCTGATTTTCTGTTGGTGTTTTTGGTCAGATGATAAATCCTTCCAAAGGATAGCCACTCCTGACCTCCTTCAGGGCAAACAAGAGTTTCTGACAAGATTTTCCCTTCCTTGTACAAGGCTTCAAGTTCTTCAAATGAGTAAGGCCCATCAACATGGTTTGAGTCAAAAGCAACGTAATAATTAGCCATAGTGGTATGGTGCTATAAATCGGCGTTAGTGCAAGCCTAAAAGCTGGTTAAAAGCCTCCGGCAAGCCGGTTTATCCCTGTTTGCAATCTTCCGTTGCCCTTCTGTACTATTTTCAAGATTTCCTCGAATTTAGCATCTACATATTTTTTTGTATCTGCTTGCACGGCATTTACCTTACTAGCCTGTGCTATTGCTATGATTTTCAAATAATCCATCAATTTTTTAGTGTATTGTCCGCTTTCTCTCAATACGTTTTCCATCACGTCAAACGCCCCTTGAATCTCGCTGGGGTCGATTTCCGTATCTTTGTCAGAAATGCTTTCCGCAAGGCGTTTCTTCCCTGCATTCAAAGCTTCGCGGGCAGCCGCAATCCGGGCGCGTTGCTGGGCTGTAGGATGCTCGGGAACGCCTTCAAGAGTAATGCCGCGGATCATCGCCTGCTGCCTCTCGGCAGTCTGCTTTTGAGCCTCCCTTTCGGCCCGTTCACGAGCCTTCTTTATTTTTTCTTCATTTCTTCGGGCTTCCTCTGCTTCTTCCCTGTCTCTTTGCATGTTAAATGATTTAACCTTGCCGGCGTCTATTTGATTTTGAATAGCATCAATTTGTTCCATGTTTTTGATAGATGCTTCGGTCGAAGCCATTGCATCCCCCAAAGAACCGGCTTTCTCCGTTAATTTATCAAACTGTTTTTTCGCGGCATCCGTATTCTTCTTAAACTCTTCTACTGCATCTGATACTTGTTTGAAGCGACTATTGACATCTGTTCCTTGGCTATAGTCTAATTCAAGATTTACGCCTCCTTCTCCAAGCACATCTTGAAAAGATTTCAACTGATCATTTGCCTGATTAGCCTCTTCCCTCGCCGTTTTGATTAATTCAACAAGCCGATCCTGCTTCGCAACTAAATCATCAATTTCTTTTTTTACTAGACTGGAATATGTAGTTTCATAACCACCATTTCTCTTCAAAACTTTATTATACTCTTTATTTTTCTCCCATATTTCCCCGCGTAAATCAGGAAGTTGACTTTCTAAGCTATCAATACTCCGTTGAGATCGTTCTTGCTGCTGTAAAAGGCCAAGAACATTTTGAAGAGAAGGAAGGTTCCCTTGCTTGAATTGCATATCAAAAGCATGAGCTTCCGCAGCATCTCGGGCCTTGACTGCCTCCGCAAGCTGTTTGCCAATATCCATATAATTAGCCTGCTCCACGCCTAAATCACGCTGTCTGATTTTCTGGTCCAGATTCTGATCAACCATCATCAAGCCGTAATCTCGCTGCCTCTTAGTGATTCTTCCTTCCTGGTAGCCCACTTCCAAGTTGACGCGGTCAAGCTCCGCCTGGCGTGTATCAATGCCTTTCTGGCGAGCCGCTTCCTCCCGTCTCAAGCGAATTTGTTTTTCAAGCTCTTCCGTCTGATATTCAAATTCCCGGGTAATTCCCTTTACATAGTTTTGATACTCTTCATTAACGGTCTTGGTGCGTTCTTGCTGGTTGAATTCCTGCAAAGCCTGATAACTTGCCCGGATAGCCTGACGAGAAGCTTCGGCAATCTCTTTGCTATGCTCCTTCATTTTTTTGGCGAGATCCGCCGACTTGTCTTCCGTTTTTCTCATCCAATCGTAAAGCTTCGCCCCGGCCAGAACGGCAAGCGACATCGCGCCGGCCAGACCTGCGCCGCCTCCGAAGCCCATCACCAGCCCCGGAATATTGTTCATGATGCCCCGGATGCCGTACTGCAAGTCATCGAAGAAGTAGGCAGCCTGCAAGGCCCCCTGACCCATGTTCTTCACGCTCCTGGTTGCCTGCTTGCTGTCTTTATCCAACTGCTCCGTAGACTTGTTCAGCGCGTCGATCTGCTGTTTGGCTTCTTCCACGCCTTTTCCGTCCAGCGTGGACTTGAGTTTGATTTCAATTTCTTTCTTGGTGGCCATGGTGGTAAAGGTGGAGGGTTATTGTTGTTCGCGGGCTTCTTCGATGACGAAAGCGGGCAGTTTCCCGGCGGTGAGGGCGTTGCGGGATTCTTCCACGCGTTTCTGCAAGGATTCCAGAATCATCATATCGCGGATGATGACGCCGAAGGCATGGGAAGGATTGACGCCGGCGGATTCCGCAGCCTCAAAAACGCCTTCACGCATCTCCTGCGCTGCCTGTTTCAGATTCGGGTTCTTGTTGCATTCTTCGGCGAATTCGACGAAAAGCCGTTCTATTCCGTGTTCTTGTTGTTCGTTCATGATGTTATGTTTGGGAAGATGCTGCTATCCGATGTATTCAATATCCAGAGACATGGCGGCCATGTGGTCGGTAATGGTGATGGCTTCCGGATAAGGCCGGAAAGAGAGGCCGCCCCATTCATAGGGCGTGACGGTCTCGATACTGGTGTAAATCGCCGTTCCGGGCTGGAAGATAAGCTTCTGGTTGGGATTTACCTGTACCGGAGTCTCAAATGCGAAAGTCGCCCTCCACGCTCCTTCGCTGTCTCCCATATTGACGGCCGCAGCGCTTGTCCCGAGAAGGGTCGTCCCGGATCCGTCCTCGTTGAGGGCGTAAATAGAAAGCGTGGTATTGATCTCATTGGAATTGCCGCGCGGAACGGTCACGGACTTGATGGAAACGGGGGATGGAGGAATCTCGGCCATCTGTTCCCCCCAGCTTAACCGGAACTGCTGCCAGTTCATTTTTCCCAAGGCCGCAATCGCGGAAGAATTCCCCTGCATGAAGATGGGGGAACCGACCGTTTTTTCCTGAGGCGCATTGGCTTCCTGAATGATTTCAGCCAGTTTGGACAATCCGGTTCCGTCCTGGATGACGGTGACATAGAGGCTCCGTTCCTCCGTGGTTTCATTGGTTGATACCGTGGCGCGGAAAGATCCGTTGTTGCCGTTGACAACGTTGGATACGGTGACGCCGTCGCCCGGCACGGCCTGCCACCCCTGCCCGACGGTGTTCTGCCCGTTTCCCGGGCTGAAATAAGACGCGACAGAAAAAGTATACTGGCCTCCCGACGCGGGCGCGGACACGGAAGCGGGCGTCACGTCAAAAACCCAGTTGGAATTGTCCGGTGTCCTGTCGGTGACGGTCATGGTCAGCGTGACCAGCAGGCACAGATAGCCGTCCTCGGGAGACGGAGGCGGGACGAAGTTCTCCGTTTCAAACTGGTAGCCGGTGATGACGGCGGCAAACCGCCATTGCGGCTGTTCGGCGAACTGCAGGTAGAGATAGCCGTTTTGGTTGCTGGCCAGCCACAGAGCCATGTTCTCCTGATAGGAGGCCATGTCCTGAAAATCAACGAACCAGCGGTAAAACGCGATGGTACGCTGCTCCACGGCGCTTCCAAGCCCCTGCGCGAACGCCCTGGGGCCGTCCACCAGCGACGTTTCAAACGCCTCCATGGAACCGCCGAAGCGGGGCGGCTCCGGCGTATCGTCCCAGAGGTTGAGCAGCTGGATCTGGTTGCCGGCGGCGGAAACGTAGCGGGCTGCGTAGGGGGCCTGGTAGGTCATGGGCGGTTACTGGTTGAGGTAGTCCTTCACCCCTTCGGCAATGGCTTCGGCAATGCGTCCGGGATGGTCCTTCATCAGGGCGGCGTTTTCAGGATTGGTGATAAAGCCGCATTCGCACAGCACCCACGGGCAGCGGGTCCTTTTCAGGACGGCGAGGCCCGGACGCGACTGCACGGTATTGGCCCGGCCGGGAAGCAGGCGGGAAAGAGGTTCCGCGATGCATATGGCCAGCCTGCTGCCCTTGACGCTGCCCGGGTAAAAACACACATGGGCGCCGTGGGCCTGGGGATTGTCTGACGCGTCGCAATGAAGGGAGATGCCGAAGTCATAGCCGCCTTCATTGGCGGCCTTGATGGTGGCGTTCAAATCCTGGGCATTGCTCATGCCAGGAAAGTCAATCACGTCCACCTTGGGGCCCAGTTTCTGAAGCATGGGGGCAAGGCGTTCGGCGATCGTCACGGCGACGGCGTGTTCTTCAAGACCGTTCCCGCGGGATCCGGTGTTGTTGGCATGGCCAATATCAATGGCTATTTTCATGAGTATTCTCCTTTAATGGTTGGTTGTTAATATGATTGAACTTGTAAGAAAAACTTTACTGTTGCCTATTTTTCCAACTTCCGTTCGATATTCTCAATTCTGACGGCAAGAAGTTGGATCGCCTTGGCCGTCTCGACCTGGGCCTGTGTCTGCATGGTCATCAGGTCACACAGCCGGTCATTATGGTGTCCCATGACATCCCCGATGTACCAGCAGGACGCGCCGCAAATGACCAGCGACAGCATGACGCAGGCAAACACGGGTGACGCCTTGGCAAAATCCATGAAACGCGCCGGTACTTCGGAGAGTTTGCACATGGTTTTACTTCTTGGAGGGAATTACCTGCACAACGGGCGGAACGTCCGTTTCGGGTTGCGCCTGTGAATAGGAGATATGGCCCGGTTCCAGCACCAGGCAGGAGCCGTCCTTGCAGACCACCGTCTTGTCCGGCGTTACGTCCACGGAATGGCCGCACCCCGTGACGGTGATATAACCGGCTGTGGCCAGAGCGCCGATGATGGCGGCAATCACGTACTTGACCCAATTCCCCCAACGGGCGGATGCCGCCTGCTGGGCCTTTTCGATGTCTTCTTTGCTGATATTCATGGTTTATTGTTTGGTGAAGTATTTGAAAAAGTCCACGGCGGCGGGGGCGGTAATGATGAACTCCGGGTAGTCGCGGTCCGTAAAAATCCTGCGCCCGCCCTGTGGATTGACGGCTTCCACGGCCAGATACACCGCCTCCACTCCCACAATGGGGTCATCCTCATTGGCAGGATCCGGGTAATACCAATCCTGTGTTGCCCACACCTGGACGGCCTGCCAATCCTCACCCAATCCCACAAGCGCAGCAACTACGGCGGCCATGGCCGGGGTCTGCTCCGCTGGTACATCATTCTGTTGATAGCGGTCTATGCGTGTGTACCCTTCCTCGTCCGGGTAAATGGCCGTCAGGGTGAATTCTCCCCATTCGCCGGGTTTCGGGAACTGTATTTGTATTTCTGCGCTGTTCATTCTATTGGTACGTTAATATCTTCAAAAGCGGCGGTTGCCTCGGATTCAATGGCATTCGTTCCTATCGCGTCCAACCCGTAAAAGAGGGGGTTCACATTGCCCGGCTGGTAATAGGCATATTCCCCGGGCCCTGCATAAACGGAAGCCGTGCCGCTGGTGGTGTTGATCACATCCGTCACCCATCTGGAAATGCCGACGCCGGTCTCAAAATTGGAGACGCCCCGGCAGGTGGCGATCTTGAACAGGTTGTTGGTCTGTGCCCCCGTGACCAGCAGCCAGAGGCCTCCCAGGTTTTCATAAACGCTGCTGTTGGCAACCGTCTGCTGCTGGTAAATAATCTTGCACACCGTCCACGGGACGGGCTCGTTCTGCGTCGCCGGGATAAAGCTGGTCGTCGTCTTGACCTGCCATCCATCGGCGGACGTCAGCGCATAAATTTCCCGCACCCGCACCGTATATCCGTTGCGCGTTGTATCGCGCACGTTGTCAAAGGTGATGTCCAGAATCTCCCCGGAATTAAATGCCAGGTCATTGCCAGGAATAATCGTGTAGGAGTCGGTGGTAAGGTCCGCCCTGATTGTTTTCGCTCCCCGTCCGATGCCCATCGTTATCTTCGCTGCGGCCGTGGCCCGCCAGACAAACGAAAAGCCGGCCCAGGAAGAATAATTCCATTGGGAACTGGGGCCTTCAAAGGGGGCCTGAATAGTCGTGTGAGCGCCCGCGGGAATGCCTATGCGGGCCATCTGGTAGGGAACCGTTTTAGTCACCGTTGCCGTGCCGGTAGTTGTCAGCGTGTCCGTATTCAGGAAAGCCGCCGCCGTATAAGCATTGGCTGCGCCTCCCATGCCCGAGGCATACAGGCGATTGACCGCTGACGTATCGGTCGGCGCACCCACGGCCAACGGGATGTTGACGCCTCCATTGGCGTTGAGGGCGCTTGAAAACGTGGATGTCCCCGCGCAGTTGAAGCTGGCGCCCTGGCTGATATTCAGGATTCCAGTCTCTACCATGAATGTCCCTCTCAGCCATCCGCCCGACCGAAGATCGACCGACTGGTAAAACCGGGTGATCCCGTAAATCTGATTCAGCGTGCCGACGCTTCCGCTGCCGTCCGGGTTGTTGACCACCAGAGGCCCGTTCACGGTAGCTGACTCCGCGGTCAGGGCTCCCCCGATATTCACATCGCCAACGTTGGATGTCAGAGTACCAGGATCTCCCTTTTCCCCTTGAGGGCCCTGGGGCCCCACCGGACCTTCCGGCCCCTGCGGGCCTTCGGGACCTTGCGGTCCGGCCGGGCCCGGATCTCCCTTCGGGCCCTGCTCTCCCGTTTCGCCCTGCGGCCCCCGTTCCCCGGTTTCGCCGCGGGGGCCCTGAGGCCCTTCGGGTCCGGTTTCGCCCCGTTCTCCCTGCGGGCCTGCCGGCCCTTCGGGACCGACATCCCCCCGGGGAATGGTGAAGGAGAGCTTATAGGAGCCTGCAGCCTCCCCTTTGACGGCTTCCGCAGCGGCGGCCGTCCCCGGTTCCCCGGTGGTGACTTCGTCAACGGACAGGCTAAAATTCTCCGCGTACTTCTTGGCCTGTTCCGCGTACCAGGCGGCGCTGGACGCATTATCAAGCACTACCTGCACGCAGCCGCTTCCTTCCGGCAGCTGCACGACGACCGCGCCCGCCACGGCCTGCTGCTCGCCGGGCAAGTCCGGCGTTACCCGGCCCGAAGAAACAAAGCAACCGTAGAGAAGGGGGCTTTCTTCGCTGCCGTCGTCCATGAAGACGTCATAGGACCACATGCCCGCAGGCACCGACTCCCAGGAAATCACGCCGTTGCCCTCGTCGTCTCGAGAAAAGCCGAACTCCGTCACGCCCGTCTTGAGGCGGACGGCTCCGCGCAGGGTGACGCCGCTCATATCGACGGGGTCACCCTGGAAATCCACGACGCGGACGACCAGGGACTGGTTCAGCCCCGTGACGGTCCTGATATCATATTTGCCTGCCTGCTGCCTGAAAAAAACAAGGATGCGGGGGCGTCATCCGCCCCCTGGTGAAACACGTCAGGAACCCGGCGTCGGCGTCACGTCCTGCACATTGGAAGGCGTGAACTGGTACTTGCCGCGGTAATCCATCTCGAACTCGAACTGGGGCGAAGCGATCGCCGTGGTATGTTCCGGATCCTGAAGGAGGCGCAACGCGCCATGCGCCGTTCCGACCAGATAGATCGTGCCGACGTCGTTCTGGTACCAGAAGTGAAGATACCCCTCAATCTTGTTGTCGCCGCCATGTCCGACGGTGGTCGATTCCTCTCCATTGGCGGGAGGCGCTCCCAGAGCGAAAGACAGCTGGAACCATTCGGGGGACATGTCCGGCGTGGTAAAGGTCAGGCGCTTGCCGGTCGTCGTGTTCTTGCGCTGCTGGCGGTAGCCCAGCGCGCCGCCGTAAAAGCGCGTCACTTCTCCTTCGACTTGCGTGGCGACGGACTGGAACGCGCCCAGCAGCCCGAAGCTCACCCAGGGCGCTTCGGGCCCGGCGGTCGGATCCGTCGGCGGAGATGTCGGAGGCGTCGGAAACTGGTCCGGCCCGGTGACGTAAGAAGCTCCCTCGTCCTCGGTCACCTTGATCCCGTCGGGAAGGAAAATAGCCAGAACGCCGGTAATCTGCGGCGTCACGTTGCGGTTGCTAAAAGTGGGGTCGTATGTAGTAGCCCTGATGCTTGAAATGGTTAGTAGATGATGGATGCCTTGCCGTCGGCTTCCAGTTTATTGGCGAGTTCTTTCGTAACACGAATATGCGCTCCTTTCAAGAACGTTGAACGCCCTATCCGCACTTCTTTGGCGAGAATGAGGATGTTCGTGTCGATGACGGCGGCCTGCTCCGTCTTTTTGTCCGGTTCTGTATTGGCGGCAGTTGCTTTGCTCATTTAATGTCAACAAGGTTGAGGGTTTGCAGAGCTTCCGCGACGGGCGCGGGAAGTTCCGGGGTATCGGTTTTCATGGAAAGGCTGATAATCAGCCCCCCGTCCAGTTCCGCACGGGTGCGAATGACCCGGACGGCCTTCTTGCCGGGCGTTGCCGGCGTTTGGTCGGGCGTGGACGATGGTTCATCGTCGGATCCAGAGAGTTCATCCGGCGTTGCCGGCGTTTGATCCGGAGATTCCCCGGCTGCTTCGGGTTCCGCCGGGACTTGCCTGGCGTCCTGTTTCTTCTTTGTTGCTCTTCTGCTCATTGTAATTGCGGGTTGTTTCTGATGTTAATATTGACCGGGACGCGGTAATCCACGGTCAAAACGTTCATTTGCCGCTTCTCGCCGTCGATGACGGCGGAAGAGGAAAAACGGCCTTTGATTTTCGGTTTCATCATCGCAGGCGCGGCAAAGGGAAAAGGGTTCCAGTTCCACAGGGCTTCTTCAATTTCGTCGCCTACCGCCCGCAGGTAGTAGTCGGGCGTCAGGCATTCCGGGGGGAACAGGGCCGCGTTGTGGTAGACGGCGGCAATGATGAAATACTGCCGCCACATGGTCGGCGCTTCCGTCTGCCCGTGCCCGTCCTGGTATTCGTCCGCGTCTCCCGGACACACCAGCACCACGCCGTTGTTTCCCATCGCCGACATGATGATGTCATTGGCGGCGTACTGGGGATCAAAGGGCCGCTCAAAGATATGGCAGTCCAATGTTCCGAGGCTCTGCAGGCGCTCAATGATGCGCCGGCACATGGTTTGGTCAAGGGAGGGGATCATGATTCGTTTCCGATGTTGGCGAGGTAGGTTTCCGCGGCGCGCTGCGCCATCCGGTCCAGCGTCGGGAGAATCCCCGGCGTGGGCGGGATCGTGACTTCGCGGCACAGCACGTAGAGGACGTCCCCGGTCCTGGCGCCTTTGCGGAACAGTTTCCGGGCCGCTTTCTTTCCGGTGGACGACTGCGCCGTCTTGAGGATGAGGACGCCAGTCACATTGCCGTTGCGTCCTCCGTTTTTGGAGGGGATGAATTGCAAATCATCTTTGCGGAACCCGGCGCTGTAAATGCTCCGGGCTCCTCCATGCCCCCGCGGGGCGTTGATGGTGGGAATCGCAAGGTTTTGGATCGGCTGCCCCGTGATTTCCGAGGTGCGCCCGGTGGGCCGGAGCGGGCCGCCCAGATAGCCCTGCGTGCCGAGCCAGTGCAGGCCGATGCCGCGCCAGGCGATGGAGACGCTGACGCCCTCGGCGGTTTCTTCCATGGAGGTGGCATCCGCCGCGCCGTCGTAGTAGTCCTTGCCCTGCTGCCGCAGGGTTTCCTGAATAAGCAGGCTGAGGGCGACGCCCGCTTTGCGGATGGCCGTTTTGTGCCGGGCCGCAGACGACTCCATCTCGGCAAACGCCCGGTCAATCGCGGTCTTGTCGATATGGATGGTTACAGCCATTTGACGGGCAAAACGTAAGGGGTTGCCAGTTCCACGCGGAGAGCTCCGGCGACGTCTTCCACTTTTTTGACGTGCCCGGAGGCAAGGCGCCAGGTGAATTCCCCCTCTTCCTTCCGGGAGACGGGGATGAACTGGCGGGACGACGCGGCAGCCACATCCGCCGGGCGGGCGAACCAGACGCCTTCCGGCTCGGAGAACAGGCGGTCCAGCAGGCGGTCCAGGTAGAGGGATGCCAGCGTTCCGGCCACCGCTCCCCCGGCTGCCGCCAGGCGGAAGGCCTGGGCCTGCCGCAAGGGAATCTCTTCCGGGAAATCCCCGGACAGGAGTTCCGCCAGTTCCGCGTCCGTGTAAGGCCGCGTGCCGTTGGGGTCGGTATAGACAAAGGTGGTATTGCCGTCGTTTTCGTTGTTGACGCGCAGGGCGTCTTTCAGGATGCCGCGGATCTTCTTCTTGTTGGCTTCCGTCACGCCCTGGGCATTGCTTTCCAGTGTGGCGTTGAAGCTGGCCGGAGCGGGACGGACGCGGGAAACGTCCAGCCCGGCAGCGCGGGCTTCTTCGGCTCCGATGGGAGCGATGTTCATTCCGGACAGGTAGTCAAAGGGAGGGTAAGGCGTGCCGAACCGCGACAGACGGACCCAGATGTCGGAGGACGCCAGGGCATAGCCGACGGTCTCCCCCCGGATGAATCCGGAGGATACCGCCTCCGTGGCTTCTTCTTCCAGCCCCGCTCTGGCCCGGTTCCAGCGTTCGGCCCAATAGCGCGGGTCTTCCCTGCCCTGGGAGCGGTAAAATTTGAAGGCGGCCGTGTCTTCATCCTGCGTCCAGTTGTACCAGTTCCGGTATCCGTGGGCCATGGCCGCGTTGGTTTCCATCACGACCTGGATGCGGACCCAGGAAGACAAATCCCGAATGCCTCCCTGACCCGTCGCCGGGGGACGGTAGCCCTGCTGGCGCAGGGTTTCGCGGATGGCCTGCTGCGCTTCCTCGTAGCTCAAGGCGCCGGACGCGACTTTCGCAGCCTTATCCTCGAAATCGGACAGGATGACGCCGGGTTCCACGCCGGAGACGAAAAAGGCGCGCTCGGCGTAGTCGTTGGCGATCATCTCTCTCTGGGCGGCGGTCATCATCGGTAGGTGCTTCGCATCGGGTTGAACCAGGGCCGGCGCGTGTAGCGCGGCATCATGTAGGCGGGGTCCGCGGGAGCGGATCCGTCCACGCTCTCGGGCAGCATGTCGCCCCGGGCATAGAGAGCCAGCATCGCGTCGGCCGATTCGGCGGCTTTCTGGCGCGTTTCGGTCAGGTTGAGCTGGTAGCGCAGGTAGAGCTGCCGGATGATCATCGGCCATGCCAGGGCGCGCATGCTCTGCGGAATGTCGTACATGCCGCTGTTTTGGAGCGATTGCCGCAGGGCGAGGTTGTTGGCCAGCGCCCCGCGGATGGTCATGCAGACGTCGTTGACCGCCTCCATCATGACGCCCTGGTAGTCCAGGCTGCGCTGCTCCCCGGCCTTCACCAGGGCGTTGCGCTCCATGGTATTGAGGCCGAGAAGGCGGTCGGCTTCATCCGTGGAGATTGTGGACCAGGCGGGAAAGGCGGACATGATGGAGGCGGGCGTTGGGGTTAATCGGCGGACGCCGTGTTGATGCGGATAATCGCGCCGGGGTTGGTCAGCTTGGTCAACGAGTAAACCCGGTTGGTCACCTTTGTTTCCTTGTTGGTCGGGAAGTATTCCGTCGTTACTTCCCGGCGGAACTGTCCGTTCAGCCCGAAGGTCTTGATAGCCGAGGCGTCAAACTGCGTCGGAGAATCTTCTTTGTAGAGGATGTAGACGTCGTCTTCCATCATTGTCTTCCCTTGACCGGAGGGGTCGTAGAAAGGCATGTTGTTGACGTAGACTTCCTTCATCCGCGTATACAGCGATCTGTTCAGCAGATCTTCGTCGAACAGGCCGACGCTGTTGTGCGACACTACCTGCCTTGCCAGCGGGTTCGACCGAAGCCGGGCCCAGGCATTGGCGCCGAAAACAATCGTATTCGGCATTTTCCCGGCAGTGGCATTGATGGTGCGGATCGCGTTGTCCAAATCCGTCAGCGGGTTTTTCTGCGCATTGTCCCAATCTCCATAACCGGACGCTGCCGGAACCTGGCTCTCGATGAGCTTGGCGCGCTGGTATTCGTAAGATGTGACGAATTTCGATTCCAGGAAGCGGGCATGGGCGAGCAGAATCGCCTGCGCCTTTTCCCTGTTGACCCCCAGCATAATATCGGGAATCGGATCCGTAAGCGCGTACGCCTGCAGGGTATCGGTTTCGGTCCGTCCGAGCATGGAAGTCTGGCGGGGAGGTTCACCGGGCGCCACCTGGATGGGTTCCACCGTAAACGCGGCCGGCGTGTCCAATACCATATATTGGAAGGAAATATCGTATACCGGGACGAGCGGAGCGATGCGGTTGATCATGGAGTCCCGTTCCGTATTCCCCGCTCCCACGGAAAAGGCGGTCAGGACATCGGTAAACTGAACAGCTGAATAAAATAGATTAGCCCTTGTTGTTGGTCTTTCTAATTGTTAGAGGTGATGATCAGGCGGCCGCAACCTGGTATGGAGCGACGAACCCGATTTCTATTTTTCCCGGTTCCCACGGTTCATGAATGACACGGGCATAGACGGTGTCGCCGCTGGCGGCGGCCTTCCAGGTCCCGTTGGCGGTAACAGTCACAGGAGTACCTACGCTGATGGTTCCGGGAGTCTCGGCAAGAGACGCCTTGACCAGTCCGGCATACATGCCGACCAGAACGGCGCAGCAGGTGCCCCGGTCGGGTTGGATTTGCGTGACAAGTCCGAGCAGCTGCGTCTGCGTGGGAAGAGCCGTCAGCGGGTTGCCGACAAGCTCGGGGATATCCGGGTTCCCGGTCAGCGATACGACGGATCCTTCCAGCGTGGACAGGTCAACGCCTTCCGGCGCGTTGAAGTAGACCTCGGCGTCCGTTTGGGTGATATTGATTGATGGCATTTGTTTTGATCAGGTTGATGGTTAGCGTTCGGAGGCGACAATGAATCCTTCCTCGGTGGCTTTTTGGAAGGCTTCATAGCGTTCCATGCCTCCCTTCATCAGTTCGTCCACGCGGTTCTGGAATCCGTCTATGGATTCCTTTTTGCGGAACGGGTTGGGAGGCGTCAGGGTAGCGCGGCGGTTCAGGGGCTGCCTTTTCGGCGGCTCTTTCTTTTCCGTCTCCTCTTTGTTACTGGGTTGAGTCTGGCGGTTGAGCGCCCTGACAAAGGCGTCCAGCGCGGCGGGGCTTTTCCGGAGAGAGTTTTTCAGCTCTTCCCGGCGTTCTTCCGTGAATTCCTCGCGTTCTTCTTCGTCCAGCGCGTTTTCGTACGTGCTGACGGCGTCGTCCACTTCGGCGTTCACGTGGTCTTTCTCACGCTTTTCCAAATCGAAAAGGTGATCAACACGTTCCAGGATTTCCTTGAGCATTTTGTCGGTTCCATCGAATTCGATGCCCGCTTTGTCAAGGATGGTATCAAGCAAAATATCTCTTTGCCTGCTTAGTTCCTCGGACGGATGGTATCTATCGTCGTTGTCCATATTGATTTTCTGGGTTGTTTCCCCCTCTTCGGGGCTTTTGGTGTCGCCCCCGGACTCGTCAGAGTCGGGGGAAGTCTGTCGGTTGACCAACGGCCGCTTTCCCTTGATGCGGGGGCGGTTGGTCAAGGCGAATCCGGTCAGCCGTGACGGGCGGTAAACGCCGTCTTTGAAGGACATCCCGTCGCCGTATTCCGTGGAGGATTGCGTGTATTCTTTGTCCTCCAGCATCTTCAGTCCGCGCGGCGTCCATTCGATGAAACCGTACAGTTCCAGCGTGCCGGAAGGGTCTCGGTAGGTGTCCAGCTTCTTGAGCCATCCGAGCGCCCGCGTATCGCGGGAAAGGTCGTGGCTCAGGTGGTCGCCGTCGATGAGCATGCCGGGGCCGTCAAAGGTGCGGGCGTTGAAGTCGTCCACCATGTCCCTGATCGCCTGCTCGTCGATGCGCAGCAAGGCGGGGCCTTCGCCGTAGTCGACGTCATGGTCCCCGCTTTTTTCAATGTGGAACCAGCCGTTGGCGGGCCTGGACAGGTCATTGATTTGTCTGGTACTGATCATCGTTAAATCCTTTCATGAGGCCGGCGTAAATCATCTGCTGCAGCTGTTCGTAGGCGTCGGGCGGAATGAGGGAGTCTCCCGACTCCCTGTTGGCTGCCGCCGCCGTCGGCACGGGCTCCCTCGAATCCTCGATCGACATGCCGATCTTTTCTTCGATTTCCGTTTTCTCCGGACGGACGCCTCCGTCCGCAAGGGCGGCGATTTCCTCGGCCTTCTGCAATGGCGTCTGGACAGTGTCAAAGGTGATGTGGAGGCGGGCCAGCGGTTCGCCGTCTTCCAATATAAGCGGGCTGATGGCGGTGTTGAACGCTTCCGCCACTTTGGAGCAGACGGCGGACACCACCGCGTTCCAGCTGTCCGTATGGGCGGACCCGGCTAGCGTGCCGGATCCTGATTCGTTTAGGACGGTCAGGGTTCCGGCCATCACAAAACGCACCTGGTCCTTGTCGGCCATGTTGATGCGCGAGAGAAAATAGTTTTCGTTGATGTTGGACGCCTTGAGCGGTTCCGCCTTACAGTCAGGAGGCAGCACGATGGAGGCGCCTGATTTAAGCTGTTCGCAGGCCCGTTCCAGCGCGTCCATGACGGCGGCGCTCGCGTCCTTGGGGGCGGTGATGATGACCGGGGCGCTCCCGTAGCGGTCCATGTGGTTGTCCCACGTTATCTTTGCGTGGTTGCGCTCAAAGGAGGCGCGGGCGGCGGGGAACAGGATGGGATACCGGTGCTCCATCACGACGAGCGTTTCTTCTTCCACGCTTTCGCCAGTATCGACCCCGATATAGCACTGGGGGTTGAACTGCCATTGATTCAACTCTCCCGGCCGCACCCAATAACGCTGCGGGATGAATTCAAATCGGCGGCCCCAGGAATCCTCGATGTATTGGAGATGGGCGTAACCGTAGAACATGGCGGAAGCCAGCTGTCCAAAAGACTGCTGCAGCCCGTTGACGGAGTGGTAGAATTCTTCCAGGGCGGTTTTCTGGCGCTGGGCCTCCGGACTTTCGTCCGCGGCGTCAATCTTCCAGCCCTGCATGGCGACGCTTTCGATCAAGCGGGAGTAGAGCATGCCCAGCAGCCCGTCCGAATAAATGATTTCATCCCAGATCAGCATTTGCCGGGCAAAGGCTCCCCGCCGGGCTTCATTCCGGGCCTCCACAAGAGTGCTCAAGTCGGCTCCCTGTAACGGGTCCCAGTATTCGTACCATTGGGGACGGTTGGGCTGCCGGCTTTGTTCCGTCAGGGCTCGCCGGGCGAGATCCGTCTCCAGCTCCTTGATTCTGGTCTCCTGTTGGGCGACTAGCTTCGGGGCGTTGAGGATATTTTTTAATGCGTTGAACCTGAGCCGGAAGCGAAAGAAAATGGTGGTTACAGGGGGAGGAATTGGACCTCCTACTCGGGGACAGGAACCCCGCGTGATACCGTTTCACCACCCTGCGATTGATTACATATCTTCATATACGGATATATTGATATATTGTCAACCCTAATATCTCCCGATGGCGCGTTTGGATGACACGGGACGCGAGTACCAAGCTCCCAGCGTCCGGGCCAGTCCGCTGTGCCGGCGCGCGTGCCAGGCCATGACGAGGGCGTCGGCGCGGTCGGGAGAACGGACGCCCCGTTTCGCCATGTCTTCCTTGCTTTCGATTTTGACGCGGCCGATCGCGTCGGTTTGAAGCCGGGGCGCTACCAGCTGTTCAATCGTGTCCTCGTCAATGTCGAGGATGAGTTCCTTTTCTTCGATGGCGCGTGCCAGGGCCCGCCACGCCTGGGCGCGGAGGTTGACAAAGGCTTGAGTGTCGTCAGCCGGGAAGCCGCCCCGGTAGGAGTGCACCGGGAAGCCCTCGGCGCGGAAGTCGTCAATGATGGGTAGTCCAAGGCCGTCTCCGTCCGCGTAAATGCGGTCGGCGGGGATGCCGAGTTCGGACGCCCGGCGGCGGAACCGTCCGCGCGCTCCTACGGTGTCCGGGTCCGACCAGTGGTCGGCTATAAAGAATCGGTTGCCCTGCCCGGCCGCGAAGACGTTTTCGTCGCCTCCGGCCGCGAAGTCGAAGCCGCCGCAGGTCTCCCCGGTGTCCAGAAAGGGAGGCGGGTTGTTGACCAGCTCCATGAGGGCGCGCCGGGGAATGACGGACTGACCGTCGAGGTCGGTGAATTCGCCGAGGATGGCGGAGCGGTAGAAGGAGGACTGTTCGCCGTATTCTTTTTTCAGGCGTTCGGCCTTGCCCGGGTCGTTGATCTCAATGTGGGGACAATCCTCGTATTTGACGCGGATTTTGTAGTAGAGAGATGAATTTTTGTGGAAGCAGTCGTAGAAGGTGCCGGAATCGGCCCCCGGCGACGAGGTGATGAACGCGTGGAAGAGCGTGCAGCGGGAAACGGCGGTGAAGATGGAGTCCGGGATGGTTTTGGCCTCGTCAAGAACATAAAAGACGGGGTCCACGTCGGGCGAGATTTTCGGGTGCCATCCTTCCGCGCGGCCGGCGTTGTCGGTCGAGAAGCCCACGGCAAAGCCTCCCTCCGGCGTGCGGATTTCGGTTTTGTTGAAGGTCCAGCCGTCAAAGAAGGGATTGTCCATGTAGCGGCGGAGCGCGGGAAAGAGCTGCTTTTCCACCTGCATCCACGACGACGACGTGACTGGCACCTGGCCCTTCGGGAAGCAGGTGAGGAAGTACAGGATGGCCGGAGCGATGCAGTTGCTCGTCTTGCCGGATCCGTTGGGGGCGACCAGAGCCACGCTTTTCCCTCCCAGGGTCAGCTTTCCGAGGGACAACGCCTTGATGGCCTCCACCTGCCAGGGATAGGGATCCAGGCGGAGGACATGGCGGAGGAAGAAGCTGACGGGGAGGCGTGTCCTGGTCTGTTAAGCTTGGAGTTTGCCGGCGATGGTTTCCAGCGCGGTTTTCTCGTCTTCCTGCAGCTGGGCCAGCTGATCGGGGTCCAGGGTGATTTTCCGTTCCAGCGGCGCTCCGGGAACGCCGGCGACATCCTGACGGACCCGGTCGCCGAATTTTTCCGGCGCGAATCGGGCGGCGACTTTCAGCCGCGTTTCAATGGCCAGCTTTTTTGCGGCGACGGCGGCGGAGCCGCATTCCGGGTCGAGGGCGACTTTCGCGGCCTCGTCGGCCAGCTCCTGACAGGCGTCAAGCATGGCTTCCGACTGCGCTTCCCGCGCGCATTGAATAAGTTGGGAAAACTCCGGCCTGGTTTCCCGCCAGTGCCAGACGGTCCAGACGTCCGGCATGTGAGCGTCGGCGCAGATGGCTTTCATGGTTTCGCCATTGGCTAGCCGGACGGCTATTTCCTGGGCTAAATCCTCGGTGTAGAGGCTCGGCCTCCCCGGTTTTCTTTTGGTTGTAGGTGATGCTTTCTTTTTCCTGCGGTTGAAGTTTACTGGTTCAAGGAAACGGAATCAAGATTCAAGGTGGATACAGTCGCTTATCCTTCATCCTCCCAGTCCCATTTTCTCCCTCATTGTTCGGCTTTCCGCCGGTAATTGATCTCCCGGTATGATTCCCAGTCGCAGGTGATGATGATGCCGCAAAGGTGGATGCGGGAAACAATGGCGGGGCCAAGACGATCTTCCAGGGCTGTAGGGTTGTAGTTGGCGATAAGGATAGTCGGCTTGCCGTTCTGGTGCCGGTAATCAATGAGCCTTTCCAGTGCTGGGCCTGTGAATTCCGTATCCTTAACCTCGTGATATTCGTCGAGCACCAACAGATACGGCGCCTTGTATCGGGCCATGACGGCGGATTCCGATCCATTTCCGTTAAACGTTTCCCTCAAAGCCATCGTGTAATCGTAAGCCTTGGAATAAAGGACGCGCTTCTTCCGCCTGTACATGACACGCCCCAGAAACGTGCTCAATACCGTTTTCCCGGTGCCATAGCGCCCGTTCAGCACAATGATGCTCCCAGGCGTTAAAACGGTGCGGTAGGCATCACGGAGAGCTTTCTTCCACGGTTCTCCGGTTACTTCATCGAGACAATCAAGAGCACGTCGGGGAAAGCCGCGGTCCACCAGGCCCAGGCGTTCGTACGTCGCCCGGCGTTCTTCTTCCCGCTGCTTCTCGGCAGCCATCGCTTCCGCCTCCATCTCTTCGATGCTTTTTCCGTCATCTGCAGCCAGCGCTTCCAGCGACGTCAGGAGGCTGTCTATTTTTCCGTCCAGGACTTTCCGGGCGTCAATGGGGTCGTCAATCTTTCCAGAGGTCATCTCTTCTTGAGGGTTTGAATGTTGATTTTGGCGGGGATCCCGCAGCATGGGAGGGTTTCAGCCCGGATGCGTCCGCATTGTTCCGTGCCCAGGTAGCGGCGTATTGGCGGGCCATCGGTCGCCAATCCAAGAGAGGCACGCCGTGCCTGTTCCGCCACCCAACGGCGGATTGCTCGTTGAAAAAACGTTCGGCACACCGTGTCAGCTCGTCTCCGATCGGGTGTAAAGCCTGGGCGGCCATAAAACGGTCCACCTCGGAAACGTCCTGCGGAAATTGGCGGACTTCGCGCCCGGTTGTAGTTGTAGTAGTAGTATCTTCTTCTCTTCTCTTCTCTGGTAACGGTTTTTGTAACGCTCCGAGCGTTACATTTGCGTTACATGTTTTTGCAACTCGCTCATTATGAGCTTTTCTACTATTCGCAACACGGCGGTTCGTATTGGCCCTATTTTTGGCGGTTTGGCCGTTGTGGCGGTCAAAATTGGGAATTGAAAGGAGGCCCTCGCGTCCATTCAACCAGCCGACTTTGACAAGCCCGGCGGCGAAGCCGGGGCAGAATACGAGACGGTCGAGAAACGAATTTGTAACGGTAATGGCGTTACCAGAGACGGATTGCTGATCGGCCCAAATCCAGAGGCGAAGAAGCTTGCCAACCACGGCATCCTGATCAATTCCAAGGATGCCGGCCAGCTTTACCACTTCGGGTTTGTCGGGCGTTGTGTGTTCAACTTTGATCCAGTCTCCGGCCATATCAAAAAAGCGTCAGTTGGGGGTTGTAGATTTCATAAATACCAGGAAGACGGTCTTCCCGCGGCGGTGGCCGAACAAAGGTTCATGGCTGGCCAGCTTCAACACTTCTGCCGTGCTGACCTGATCCTCACACCATTTGAACACCAGAACGCCGCCCGGTTCCAAAACCCGGAAACACTCCCGGAAACCGGCCTTCAAATCCTCCTGCCAAGTCTCCCTGTCCAGTTTTCCGTATTTCTTGGCCAGCCAGGACGATTCCCCGGCGTGAATCAGGTGCGGAGGGTCGAACACGACAAGGCGAAACGCCCCGTCACTGAAAGGCATCTCCCGGAAGTCTCCGACGACGTCCGGCTTGATTTCCAGGGTGCGCCCGTCGCAAAGCGTGTGCGTTTCCTCCCGGCGGTCCATGAACACCACGTCGGGATGGCGGCGGTTAAACCAGAACATGCGGGAGCCGCAGCAGGCATCAAGTACAGCTTTCATGCCGCCATTCTCCTTTCTACAATCTGAATTCTCCTTCCGATATACCACATGACCGGAACCGCCATGCTGTTTCCCACAGCCTTATAGCGGTGGGAATCCGGACAATCCGCGGCGGGCTTGCCCCTCCACGGAATCAATGTCCAGTCATCCGGGAACCCCTGCAAACGCTCGCACTCCCGCGGCGTCAGGCGGCGCACGACATAATTGTAGGCCACGCAATGAGGCGAGGACGTGAGCAATGAAAATGATACATCCTCACAAACTCCCATCCCATGCTG